CGCATTTGCCGGTTGAAAATAAATACCGGCAGTTTTGTAGGTATCAAGATTTTGGTTTGCCCCCAGTTCGATGGCCTGGCCGTTTAATATATCCTGAGATGTCACATTCACATCACTGGAAAGAGAGTGACCGTTGACATTGCGTGAGATAGCAACACCGCCAAGGTTGGCTAGTGCTGTAGCGGCACTGGTCACATCAGCCAAATTACTTCCCTTTTGCAGAGCATTCACGATCCGTCCGTCATTACCTGCTGCAACCGTTCCGGATGCAGTACCTACATCAAGCAAGGCTGCTCCTTTCAAAGCTAAATTACTGCGCGCAGCGCTGGCGTTGGTTAACTCTGAAAGGTTCGAGGCTGCCTTCAGGTAGCGGCTATCCAACTGGCTGGTCGAGTTATTTAGCAGTGCTTTTAATAGGGTTGTTTGTAAGGCGTCCAGATTGCCGTTATCAAGGACATCATTTCCTGATTTACTCACCATAAAACTGGCCACTACAGAAGCAATGGTCGAAGCCTGACGCCAGACTTTATTTAGCTCTTCGCTGCGGGCGATACCGGACTGAAAGCCAGCTCCCAGCGCTTCTAAATTCTCATATTCAGGTTGTGACAATACGTTGGCAAATTCGCCGGTGGCGAATGGCTTAAAATCATTTACAGGCATGGTTAACCCTCAGTAATTTCGTAATTAACAGTAATCCCGCCAGGTTTAATAGCTAGGTATCCCTGGCGAATAATTTCTTTGGTGATATTAGAAATTGATTTTCCCTTAACTGAAACCGTCATGGTCATATCCTGGTTGTCAGAAAAGGAGATAAGCATGTCTTTTTTCGGGTAAATGTTTTGCAAAATAGCTGGCAGCGTTTCATTCGTTCCATCCCAGTTATTTGCACCAATTTTAGCACGCAGTACCGTGCGATAATTACCATCGTCAAGGTCGATGAATCCAAACTCTGCATCGTAGCGATTTTTCCAGTAGCCGTAATCGAAGCCGAGATCCGGGCTATCAAGAGAAAAGAAAAAATCCTCAATGGGTGCCGTTATTCTTCGCGTTTGCCCAATCCACTGTCCCAGGATATCCAATTGAGCGCCAATCGATTTATCAAGATCAAAATGCAGAATTAAACTATTATTTACAAGCTGTTGTGCAGTAAATGCTGTAGTAACAGCCTCTATGGTAGTAAAGAATTTCGGCGCTTCCTGTTGCCAGGAGGGAATCAGTTCGCTGTATTTATTGCTCATACCGACACCGTTATGATGTTTATATTCGCGATGGTATTCGTTACCAGTTCATTAAACGCAACTGCCATATTAGCGGTGGAAAGGTTCTCCGCCGTTTTACCAATTTCCATTGACAAAACGTCGTAAGTATTCCCTCCACTGGCAACATCAAGCGTTGCAGGAACAAAGAGACGAGACAAATATAGGGTGTCTCCGATATTTAAGGCGTTAATAAACTTACTCACCGACTCTTTCACACCGTTGCCAATATCTGTGGTGTATCCCATTAATGGTTTGAGTTTAATTTCAACGTACACAGGAATTTCTGTCGGGCGGAAATAATGTATCTGTTTCGCATTCCCGTAGCTGTCGATAACATTTTCTGCCGTCGTGCCGTAGGTGGGAACGCCAGGCGTTTTTTTCAGCGCAATAGCTTTGGCAATACTGCTGGCATCACCACCATCAATAACTACAGCAATATTATGGGCAGGAATACCATTTTCATTGACTGTATCGGTATCGTTATCAAACACCCGCAAACGTGCAACACCCGAAAGGTTAGCCAGCGTTCCCTGTAAACCTTCAACGACGGTTTTCGAAGGGAGCGCAACTGACTGAGCCTGTCGCTGGCGTAATTCAGCGTCAGTTTCAGTCGCTCGTCCTTCCGTCGCTGCGGTAAGGTTCGTTACACTCTGCCAACCGAGCGTTGGCGTGGCGATTTCGGTTATATCACCGCTTAAGGCACTGACCGCCCCCGCTATCTGACATACCGCTGTCACCGTTGCCTTGCCATGAAGATCGAGTGTGGCTTTGGCGGGTAAGGACCAAATGTTGCCCGCAATATCGCGCACCTGACCATTTTTAATCACGGTGCCAACTTTTCCCGTCAATTCCAAATCAACAGTAGAATTACTCGCCATTTTACGCACGATTCCATTAATTTTTACGTTACGGGATAACCCTTCACCTATGCCGCTAACCGGACTAAAAGAGTTATATGCAGCAATGGTCGTGTTATTACAGCCGTGCATGGCATAAGCAATAAGAGAGAGTAAAACACCGTCTTTGCTGTCCGGTTCGATATAAATGTCATCACCGTAAATATCCCGGAATATCACTTTCCATTGTTCTAGCATGGTCTGAAAGTCTGGGGCTGAAATACCGTCTTGGGTAATAATCGGCACCATACTGTTAATCACGTTTTCATACATCGACAGTTACCTCTCCATAAATGGTGTCCAGCGTAACGCTATAAGTCAGGCGTCGACTACTGCTGTTATTTTGAGTATTAAATGCGGTGATGGCCTTCACGCCCTGTGTGCCAGAAATACGATCGCGAATAGCCAGCGAATAAACATCTTCACTATTTTTTCCAAGAACTGACTGGACATACGGCGTCCCTTCGGCTGTATCAAGAAACCATTCACCACGCCACAAAGAAAGTCTGGTTTTAACCGCCTGCGCTACAGCCTGCGCGCTGTTGCTTAAAAAAGCAGAATCACCACGGCCAAAAGCGTAATCGTTGTCGATCTCTTTACGGTATTTCACCGCGGGCCTCCTGTGCTGCTGCTGCCACTTTGTACACCGCTGTGGGTGTGTGTCGTCAGACTGATGCCTCCAGCATGCACCTCGGTGTCGACGCTAACCGGGCCAAGTAATGTGGCGTTGCCTCCCGCTGTACCTTTGCCCTGGCTGAGCGGGCCGTTAATCGTGACGGCTCCGTTAAGCACTATGGTTGGTGAAGTGATTTCTGTGCCTCCCTCAGCTTTTGCCGTCAGTTTTCCCGGCGTGGTCAGAGTAATGTCATGCCCTGCCGCAACCTCAATGAATGCCGCGCCGTCATCCGTTCTTAGCTGCGCCGCGCTGGTGCTTATGCCGCTAATTTTTTGGGCCTGCGATTGTGGTCCAGGGATAACAAAGGCATCGGATAGCGAGTGCTGGCGTTCGTTGACAGGTTCCTGCGTCCCGCCGCTTTGCCACCAGAAATCGATGGCGCGGTCGGCAAATATAACCAGGCACTCATCGCCTTTTTTAATTGGAAACGTCAGCGTGCAGCCCCCGCCACGAGGGAATACCACCGGGACATCCACAAGCAATGGATAATTCATTGAACTTGTGGAGCCGTTGCTGGCGGTTGCCATGCCTTTAATCGCCGGAGCGATAGTGCAGGTGACGGTTTCAGGATCGAAAGTTTGAATGATGCCCGGAAGAGCGACGCGAAGATCGTTACTTAGTGCAGCGCTGGTGGCGGCCAGCGTTTCAGCAAGTTCTCCACTGAGGGCAGATGTAGATAAAGCCATTTATATCTCCTTGTCAGGATTAGGATCATAAGACGCCGTTACGGCCTCTTTTGCTGGATATTATCCTCGGACAGATCCTTCGAATCTTTCGCGCGACACATAAGATCCATATACCAGTCCTTACCCCGCGTATCGCCGCTATAGGTGATTCCGCATACCTCGTAGAGACCATCTTTGTTAATTTTTGCAAGGGAGGATGTCGTATTGAGCTTATTAGCCGCGCTTTTGTTCTTCTCACTTTCAACCCGACTATCCGTCAATTCCTTGAGCGCGGGCGCCGTTCTGTAGAGCGATGACTCATTAAGGTGGATGATGCCGTTGAGACGGATATTTGGATTTATCAGGCATTTGACATTTACTCCTGCCCCTGTTGTTCGCTGAGGCATATTTATCATGCCGTTGGCGCTATTAAGCGGAACGGGAGGATGCGCAACATGGTCTTTGCCATACATCTCAAGCCGGTCGTCGAGTAATTCCCAGCTTGCATTGCAGAGTTTTGCTATCTGCGTCAGATAGCTGCTGACTTTGCCGTGAAAGGTGTAGCCGCGCGGAAAAATCGTGGTTGGGAAAGCAGGTAGCGCCCCGCCAACAATGTTGTAAGGTTTCAGCCCAGCCAGGGCGAGATCATACATATTTTTAACGGTATATCCTTTTGACAGGGTGGCGCTGATCGTGGCATATGAGATAGCTTCATGACCGTCAATTGCCTGAATCAGCAGCCACGTATCGGGCGTAGAATCCCGACCATCAATGGTAATTCGGATATCGCCGCTGAATATAAGCCCATAATTGTTGCCATCCCTTTGCCCGATATCGCCGGGTTCAACCTCACGTACAATGCCGACCTGGCTCTCCGGCACAACTGGTGTCATGCCGTCATAACCGGCAAAAAGACGGATTTTTGAAAACTCTCTATCGATAATTTTGTTCGCCGTATCCGGCGTAAGGTTATAGATTTTCACCTCGGCAACCTTCGGAGCCGCACCAATAAACCATTCAACTTTGAAGGTGACTTTAAATCCGCTGAGTTTAATGCCTTCCCCATCAGCGCTAAGCAATTGCAGTTCGAAATGGCGCTGCCAGTTCTGACTCATGGTTCCTCCATTAAAAAACCCGCCGAGGCGGGTGCTTTAGCTTTCAGTAACGAAGTAAAGATGGCTTCGATAGCCAAGGTTTGTTTTCGTGGGGTACTCCTGCGCCT